ACCACCTACTTGTAAGGTGTACGCTGCCTGTCCATTTACGACTGATATCGCATCACAGACTTGAAAGTTTCCGATAGTTGGTTGTTTTCCTATATAAGGCATGCTACTCCTTTTTGTTTATCTAACATATTAGTTAATTCCATACAAGGTTATTGTGCCTGAATCTATATTGCCTGAACTTACTGAAAATTGAACAGCGTCTACAGCAGATGTAGTATTGCAGTATCCTGCAACTCTTGCAAATTGACTGTGTGTATTATCTTGCATTATATTTGTTTGTGCTAAAAAATGCTTTACAAATGTTGTGCTTGATGGATTAAATAAATGCACAAATCCAACACCACATGAATCGTCATCACCTTTTACACCATTCATTAGTTGCTGTGAAGATGTTGATTGTGCTAAATCTTTACCTGTATGATAACTAGGTCCCGATACAGTGCTACCACCCTCACTATGATATGCTTCAAAAAATGTAGTAGTTTTTGTTACATTATAATTACTACCAGTATCTGCACTAAAATTAACAAGTATATTTCTGTCAGCTTCAGAGTTATGAATATTGTTAAGTATAAATAAATATTCTTTGTATGTATTATCTAATACAACACTACTAGATCCATCAACAAATGATATAGTAGAGCTACCACTAGCTGTTATTTTTTTTATAACAGTCATAGCTCCACCAGCAGATCCTGTTTCAAAACCATTTGCACTAGAATTAAATTTTATAACTTGTCCAGCAACTGGTGTTACATTTATGCTACTAAATTTTAATTTGTTAAGTGCCATTAGCTGTCCTTTATACCATATAGTTTTATAGTCCCAGCATCTATATTTCCACTAGCCATTTTAAATTGTATTTCATCAATTGCTGATGTTGTATTAAAATACCCATCAGCATAAACATCAATACTGTAATCACTTCTTTGATACGTATTAGTTCTTGACATAAAATGTTTTACAAAAGTTGTACTGCTTGGATTGAATAAATGTAAAGTTCCAGAGCAAGATTGATCAGTATCACTACCAACAGCATCTGATATTTCTTGAAATGATGTTCCTTGTGCTTGATCTCCGCCTGTATCATAACCTAATGCTGAAGTACCAGCTTCCTCATGGTATGCTCTAAAAAAAGTTGATGTAATAGTTTCATTATATCCACTTCCACCAGAAGCATTACCTTGAAAAGTAAGTTTTTGACCATCAGTCTGTGGGTGTATACTAATAAATTTAAATAAATAGATAGGATAAGTAGAATCTAATACCACGTCTGAACTTCCATCCACAAAGCTGATTGTTGAATCACTAGATGCTGTAATAGTTTTAATTAATGTCATGGCTCCTGGATTAATTGTAGAAAACCCATTAGCACTAGCATTAAACCCAAGACCTGTACTAGCTACAGTTGTTACATCAAAACTATTAAAATTAAATTTAGATAATGCCATTATGTAACTCCATACATTTTAATTGTTCCCGCATCCATGTTTCCTGAACTCATTTTGAATTGTATAGCATCAACTGCTGATGTGGTGTTTCCATATCCAGCAAAATAACCATCTGTGCTAACATCTATCCAATGAGCATTATTAGTTCTTGCTATAAAATGTTTAACAAAAGTTGTAGAAGATGGATTAAATAGATGCAAAAAACCACTTAAACATTGATCATTATCATTACCCATTGATGCATTTTCAGTTAAATTTTTAAATCCTGTTGATTGTGCAAGGTCATCACTATCTAAATAAGAAAATGCAGTAGAACTATCGTTTTCATAATTACCAGCTCTAAAAGATGTAGTAGTTTTTGTTACGTTGTAATTTGAACCACCATCTATACTCATATTAAATTGAAAATTTACTTGATCTGTTTGGGCATGTATACTATTAAAAGTAAATAAGTATTCTTTATAGGTAGAATCTATTCCTGAAGTAAAACTAATTGTAGAACTACTACTAGCAGTTTGCTCTGATATTAATACCAAAGCACCTCCAACATCTCCTGCTTCTATTCCATTATTATTAGAGTTAAAAACAACTGTTTTACTAGCAGTTGGTGTTAAATTTAAACTGTTAAAGTTAACCTTAGAGATTGCCATGGGTTAGCTCTTAGGGTTGTCATCTTTAATCTTTTTAATTCTTGCTTTCCATGCATCTATATCTTTGTAGATTTCATCTAACTGATCACCTATGTCTCCATAAGCAACTCTTCTTGTGTTTCTTACTGCATTGTTAGATTCTTCAGTATCTGCTGCTGATTCTTGTGCTGATAATTGTGCATCACTAGGTTGTGCAATATCTAAATTCCACTCTTTAATGTATGGACCTTTACCATCACTATCATCTTGCAATATAACATCTTTTGAAAAATCTACATTAGCAACACCATTAGCTGCTGCGTGCATTTTTATCTTAGTTGATAGATTTGCCATATTGTCCTCCTTGTTATGTTATAATTTTATATGCTCCAAAAAATGAACCATTTAATAAATCTGGACTACCAGTTGAAGTATCACATTGAACATAAACTTCTACATAGTCATCCGAATCCAAATCTATTGTTTGTGTCACCATAGCACCATAATTATTAATTGCACTTGAACTAGCATTAAAAATAATTGTTGGTGTTGTATTTATTAAATAAGCTGAACCATTTTTATAAAAAGATATGTGAGAAAGAGTTAAAGTATTTGCTCCATCATTTCCTACTCTACAACCTGAATAACAAAAATACTTACCTGCCACCGCAGGAGTAAATCTTGAAGATGAAAAAGTATTATCCGTATCAAATCTTTCTGTATCAAAGGTTGCTTTAACAGCTGTATTATCAGTTATTCCAGTAGTCGTGTTTAAATATGCTTCAAAAGCAGGAGTATTTTGAAAAAATTGTGCATCAATTCTTTTTAAAGTTCCAGCATCACTTATTAAAAATTCATCAGTTGTTGCAGCAGAAGATGTTAATGCATCTTTACCAGATATTAAATCGTTACCAACCATGGCAGCTGTAATACTATTA